TTCTTCTATTACTTCAAAGGTTGGAAGGATGGCGTATTAAAGATTCACGCTGTAACTGATTCAAGCGGTCGAGTAAGAGACTTGGTTAGCGGGAACTTATTAACTGCCGTTGTTGGAGGCACAGGTTCTTTAGGAGTGAAACGAATCCCCGCACTCAACACTAAGACCAAGCAGGTTGCTACCTTTGATGGGGTGGATGATGCGTTTGCTACAGACCCTGTAACGCTTGGTAATAATTTTGAGTTTGAGTGGACTGGTTCTGTAACAAATACAGAAAATTTTGGGCAAATTATTACAAATACAGTTAACACATTTAATGAAGGTAGTTTTACTTTTGAAAGAATACGAGATTTTAATGTGTGTTTATTTCTATTTTATCCCAATGGGGGGACAAGACAAACAAGTTCTAATATACCTTTTGATTTTGATGGTTCTATACATACACACAAAATTACTGTGAATAATGGGACATTAACTTATGTAGTTGATGATGTTACAATATATAGTAATACTTTTTCTACTGGAAATGGTTTTACAAACAACTCACCTATTGGAATATATTCATTGTTAAATGGACTTAACAACTGCGCTGGCACTTTGCAAAACTTAAAACTAACTATTAGTGGCTCTATCGCTTTTGAGTACGACTTCCAAAACGACATCAGCACAACCACAGTACAGGACATAAGCCCACAACTAAAAGCTAAAACAGCAGACATACCTAATGGCAGTTATACAGGTACTATTGTTATAAATAATGTAATTACTTTAGCGGCATCGTCAAACAGTATTGTTAAAACGGACGAAACGCTTACGCTTGAAAATACACCCTCCGCAGGAAATTTTGTAGGTGTAAGTTTACAGACAGTAGCAAGTCGTCGTTATAGATTTGATTACGAATTAACCCTTCCAGATGGGGGTGGTGGAATACTAATTCAAACCCCTGTTGGTGGTAACATAAATGTTAATCAAGGTTCTGGTTCAATAGAGTTTACGGCAAATGGTGCAACAACAACTATCGGTCGTAACAGTGGTGCTTTTAATAAAGGCGTATTTACTAAATTTGAGCTTTACGATTTAGACGGTAATGACGGCACAGCTACTATAGGGACAGCAAATGTTAATACTGGTGCGGGTGGTTTGGCAGAGTTTTGGGGACAACGTGTAGCAGACGCATCAGGTTCGCTTGTGAGTGCAGACTACGCTACAGGTAACACTCCGATAAGCAACCCCGCAGGATACGTTCACAACGGCTCTGAGTGCGGTGTTAAGTTACAGTCTCGGACGGTAGGTACATTTGATGGGGTAGATGACCGTATTGATTTTACTGCACACACCACAGCAGTAGGCGATGTGTTTGACTTTGAGTTTGATTTAGTTTCTAACGCAGATGATGCAAATGGAAGTCATAGATGCCTTTTGTCAAATAGAATAACTAGATATATAGCATTGCGGGATAATGATGATGGTAGAATCGTTGTAAGAGGAGACTCAATACAAAATTCTACAGGAACAATAAAAGTTGCAGATGGTATGTCTACATTAAAAGTAACTATTGATTCAACCTCGCAAGTTAGTGTAAGTATCAATGGCGGTTCGGCAGAAACTTTATCTACAAATTTTACTGGTGTTGCTTTAGATAGGTTAATGGCGGCTGGTGCTACTAATCTTAGATATTTAAACGCAAATGTAAAAAGTTTTTCTATTACTAATTCTAGTGGTACTAAAGTGGTAGACTACGACTTTTCAGAAGGACAAGGAACTACTCTTACAGACCTGTCAGGCAATAGTAACAACGGCACAATAACAGTAGGTGCAAGTGGCACTGAAACATTCTGGGCTGACAGCTACCAAGAATATGAAAAAATAGATTTAGACCAAGGATTTGTTCCTGCTCAAATAACTGTTACAGATTGCACAGATACATCATTAAATGGTCTATACGAATTAGACAGTACCCGTAATAACGACAAGTTAAGATGGCTAAAAAATAACAATACCGCACAAAAAGTCTATTTTAACAGCGGTAGTAATAGATGGACTATTCAGGATTCAGGTGGGTCTGTTACAAAAGTTGGAGATACTATACTACCCGCTGAAGGTTCTTATGGAAATGGGGCAGTTTTATCCTATAGTAACCACGGACTTTCTATTTCCAAAGCAGGAACTAATATAACTAAACTCGTTCAGTATGACGCTGACGACACAACTTTAACTTCAACAGAAAAGGCAGACAATGAGCGATATTTTGGATGAGATTGTAACGGAACCACACAAGTATGATGAGTTTCTACACACTAATGGAGTACCGTATGCTTACCTAGAAGTACCAGTAGCTTTCCTAGACGAAACAATCCCAGAGGGTGCTAACTGGTCAGCTAAAGGCACAGAAGATGAGCCAGAGCAGAAGAACGTAGGCGAGTACACGTTAGGTAAGATTTATTCTATCGATAACTCTAAGGTGATTATTAGTCTTGCGGCAATGCAAGCTGAGAGATACCGCACTCCTGCTTTAACTTATGACGACTTGCAAGATTGGGAAACGTGGCTCGACACTAAGGGATACACGATTGACAACTGGTTAACTATTGCTGAGCGAAGAACTCTTATAGCTTCTGCCGCATATCAATCTGAGGAGATAGACAGCGGAGAATGACAACCTTAACTTTGCTTGCCGTCTGTATCTTCTGCATAGTTTGTACGAAGGTGGTTTAAGTGAAAGACAATAACATAGGATGAATACATGAATTACATGACAGCAGAGCAACTCTACACGAAGTGCGAGGGAGAAAGATTCAGCTACCTAGACCGTGCCAGAACTTGTTCTAAGCTAACATTACCTTATGTGATGCCTGATGATGGGTTTGGAACACACAGTCGATTAGAAACACCCTTTCAAGGCATTGGTGCGCGAGGAGTAAATAACCTCGCATCTAAATTACTGTTAGCACTCCTCCCACCTAATGCCCCCTTTTTCCGTCTTAACATCGACGAATATATGCTCATTCAAGAAGGCGCAGAACCAGAAATTATTACGGAGATTGAGACAACCCTACAGCGTATAGAAGAAAGTTTAATGGATGAGGTGTCGGCTCAATCTTATCGTGTTGGTATTCACGAAGCCATAAAGCACTTAATTATAACAGGAAACGCTTTACTCTATATGCCTGACGAGGGCGGACTCCGTGTCTTTCATTTAGACCGTTACATCGTTAAACGCGACCCGATGGGTAACCTTCTGTATTTAGCTACAAAAGAAACCGTCGCATATAATGCGTTACCCCAAGAAATGCAAGAAGCTCTCGGTGCATACAATAAAGACGTTGGTGATAATTGTGATTTATATACAGCGGTTAAACTAGAAGGCGATAAGTTTGTTGTTTATCAAGACATCAAAGGTATCCGAATGCCAACCGAAGGTGTCTACGACTTAGACAAATGTCCCTACATCCCTCTTCGATTTTCTAAGATTGACGGTGAAGACTATGGACGTGGGTATGTTGAAGAGTATTTAGGCGACCTACAAAGCTTGGAAACTCTGACACAAGCAATCGTAGAAGGTTCTTCTGCCGCCGCCAAAGTACTGTTCCTTGTTAATCCTAACGGCACGACCCGCGCTAGAGCATTAGCTGAAAGTCCAAACGGTGCTATTACTCAAGGTAACGCGGCGGATGTTTCTGTCTTGCAACTTAATAAGTTTAATGACTTCCGCGTCGCTCAAGAAACAATTAATACAATACGCGACCGCCTAGGACACGCTTTCTTACTATCATCAGGCGCAGTGCGAAATGCTGAACGTGTTACGGCTGAGGAAATACGAATGTTATCTTTAGAGCTAGAATCTGCGCTCGGTGGTCTGTATTCTCTGCTTAGTAATGAGATGCAACTACCTATGATAAACCGATTAATGGCTGTAATGAAGGACAACAAGCGTGTTCCGAAGTTACCTAAAGACATTGTAAACCCTGTGATTATTACAGGTGTAGAAGCTTTAGGACGTGGACACGATTTACAACGGTTAGATTTATTCCTAGCCGGAGCTACACAAGTTGTTGGTGCTGAAGCAGTTGCACAACATCTTAACGTAGGTGAATACTTTAGCCGTCGAGCAACAGCTCTCGGTATTAAAACAACAGGACTAGTTAAGTCCTCAGAAGAGTTGCAAGCTGAACAACAGCAACAACAACAAGCTTTGCAACAACAACAAATGATGCAAAGTGTGGGAGCCCCTGTTATTAAAGCGGCGAGCGACCAAATGAAAAGCATTAGAGAAAACCAACAAACAGAAATTAGCGAGGTAGAACAGTAATGGGCGAATCAAATTCATATTCAGTACCGTCAACAGAAGCACCTGAACCGACACTTCAAGATGCGGCAGATGCTATTGAGGTACAAGAACAAGAACAAATAGAAGAACAATCAAAGCCGATGACTTACGAAGAGGAGCGTCCTGCGTGGCTTCCTGAGAAGTTCGAGAGTCCAGAAGCTATGGCAGAAGCGTATGCTAATCTTGAAACCAAGCTTGGACAGCCAGCCGAAGAAGCTGAGGTTCCTGAACATGAACAAAAAACTGGCAATGTCGAATACGACAATACTATTGAAGGAGCTTCTAATGAGTTTGCTGAAAACGGTGAATTATCTCCTGCGACGTATGAAGCCCTTGAAAAGCAGGGACTTAATAAAGCTATGGTTGATACTTACATTGCGGGACAACAAGCAATCGTAGCTCAACAACAAATGGAAATCACTAATGAAATCGGTGGTATGCAAGAGTACCAGAAGTTATCTAACTGGGCGGCTGAGACATTATCCGAGGAAGACCTAGACGCTTATAACGAGACGGTCGAAAGTGGTACAGTATCACAAGCTAAGTTTGCTATTAAGGCGTTATATAGCCAATTCCAAGCGGCAGGTTCACCTAGATTAGCACAGGGCTCTGTCAATGGTACTGGAGTTCCTCCGTTCCAATCTCGTGCACAAGTCACAGCGGCTATGAAAGATTCTAGGTATGACAGCGACCCTGCGTATCGTGACGAAGTTCTTAAGCGATTAGCAAGGAGTAATGTATAATATGCCTATTGAACTAATATCGCTTATTACTGGTAATGTATCTGGTTTTATATTTAAACTAATTGCGTCTCAAACTGAAGCGGCTCAGCGTATGGCTGAAGCTAACCTAAAGACGCAGGAAGCGGCAGATGCTTCTGCTGACAAAGCGGCTAAGCGTGGTGGAGACAGTGGTTCGTGGGTACGACGTTTTATTGTTATAATGGTACTTACAGGGGTAATCATCTTCCCCTTCTACCTTGCTGTTACCGGAGGCGCGGTTACTATAGAAGAAAACTCCCCTAAAGGATTATTAAGTTGGTTAGGTATGTCAGGTAAAGAAATGATTACTGTTTCTTCGTCATATTTAATACTTCCAGAAATCCGTAGCTCTTTGTTAGCAATCGTAGGTTTCTACTTTGGTAGCTCTGTCGTTAATAATAGAAAGTAATTATTAGTGCTAAATTTTTCATTTTAATAACGGTTGCGTTTATTGCGCCGTTTTCACAATCAAAGGAGATTACTCTCAATGAGTTTGTCGAATCTATACCGCTTTGGGAAGTCCCTAAAGGAGCGGATAAGTACATTACGGGCGACGGGGGTAAAAGTGTCGGTTATTGGCAAATCAGTTAGCCTATGGTCGCGGACTACAACCGTATTACTAAAAGTAAAATTAATCTTAAAGATTGCTTTGATAAAGGCGTGGCTAAGATGGTTGCTACAGAAGTGCTCACGCATTATATCAAACATATCCGAAAAAGTGGTTACCCTGTTCAAATAGACCACCTTCTATGTATTTGGAATGGTGGGGGTGGAGCTTGGCGTAGAGTACACTTTCCAAAAGATGACATTAAACAACAACGATTAGAAAGATATAAACAACGAGCTTATAGGAAACTAGGTATATATGAAAAGAAAGAAACTGAGCGTTAGCATGACGAAAGCAGATAAGAACCCGACAGGTGGCTTATCGGAAAAGGGAAGACGTAAATACAATCGCGCTACAGGTTCTAACTTAAAAAGACCAGTCACAGGAAAAGTTAAGCGGGGAAGTAAAGCCGCTAAAAGACGTAAATCATTTTGCGCCCGTATGAAAGGCGTAAAAGGTCCAATGAAGGACAGTAAAGGAAGACCGACAAGAAAAGCGTTAGCTTTAAGAAAATGGAGATGCTGATATGCCAAGAGGAAAAGGAACATACGGAAGTAAAGTAGGACGACCACCTAAGAAGAAAACCCCTATGAAGAAAAAAGTAACTAAGAAGAAAAAGTAATGGCAAAAATATGTCCTAAAGGTATTGCTTGGGCAAAGCGTACCTTTGATAAATACCCCTCTGCGTACGCAAATATGGCGGCTTCTAAATACTGTAAAGACCCTAACTACGCTAAAGGGAGCAAACGCAAAAAGCTTAGAATTAAAAAGAAGAAAAAATAATGGGTGAATTAGCGAAGTGGAGACGCCAGAACTGGGTACGTATAGGCACTGACGGAAAAATTAAAGGTGCTTGTGGTACCAGTAAAAACAAAAAGAATCCCGACCGCTGTCTCCCAATGTCAAAAGCTAGAAGCCTTAGTAAATCTCAACGAGCCTCCACAGCCAAAAAGAAAAAGAGAGAAGGAGCTAAAGGCAAACAATTTGTAAAAAATACACGACCAGCTCGTGTTAGTCTGCGTATAAAGCGCAAATAATTTAACCGTCCAAATAGCCCTTAGTAGCTAAAGAGCCCGATGCGTCGGAGAACTCTTAAGTCAACCGTGTGAAAAAGGACACCTTAACCCTAAATAATAACATCCAATAGGAGAAATAAAATGGCAGATGGTGTAGTTAGTGCATCACGCTTGGGGCAGATTAATGCTACAGGCGATTCTAATGCGTTGTTCTTAAAGGTGTTCGCAAATGAAATCCTCACTGCGTTTGAAGAAGCAAACGTGATGAAGGACTTGCACACTGTTAGAACAATTAGCAGTGGTAAATCAGCGCAGTTCCCAGTAACGGGTATTGCGACTGCTAAATACCACACAGTCGGAGAAGACATCCTCGAAGAAACAACTGGCGGTGGATATACTTCTAACATTAAGCACGCAGAACGTACAATCAACATTGACGACGTTCTGTTGGCGGCAACCTTCATTGCTAACATTGACGAAATGAAGAACCATTACGACGTTCGTAGCATCTACGCTAAGGAACTTGGTAAGGCTCTTGCAAAACGTTTCGACCTTGCTACGATGAAGACGTTGTTTGCGGCGGCTTCAGGAACAAGCGCAATCGGCTTAGCAGGTGGAACGACTCTTGACGTTTCAGAAGGCGCTGCGGCTGGCGTATCTACTGCGGCTAATATCATCTCAACAATCA